TTCGTTAAAACTAGATATATCTAAAACAAAATCACTAGCATCATAAGTTACTGATGAACCTGATACGGAAGAAGTTAGCGAAAAAGAACAGTCAGTAATATTAACAGGAGTAGAGAAACCAATGGTGATAAGGTGTACGGGTCTAATATCATTTGTTGCTAGTTGGTTCTTTACTGCTGTCGTTAAACTTCTCGTCATATTCCTCGTAGGTTGTTCTTATTATTTTCTCGCTACCTATTACCATATTATAACTAAATGTACCATCTGGGTAGTAAAGTTTTTCAACGTCACTAGAACTTAGATCGTCTGCTTCTACTATTTTTTCAGCAGTGACATCAGTATTAATCCAATGTTTAATCAAATATTTTTTGGCCATTAAAGAGCTTCTTCAACATCTAATTCAAACTGATATAATAAATCTCCAGATGCGTTTGCACCTACTGTTCCAAATTCTTGAACATCATTTGTTAAATATACTGTAAATGGTACGCTGTCATAAGTAACTGCCTCATTATCTGCTAGACTAGATACTAATGGTGGTTCTATTGTAACTGTTGCCGAATTTGAACTAGGAGTCACATCTGCAACAACCATATAAACTTTTGAGTGATTAGCAAACTTTATAAAATCGCCTGTTTTTAAAGCACCAGCAGTATCACTAGCAAACCCGTCCATAGCAATAGTAGTATCTCCAGCAGAATGTATGCCGTTGACTAATACTGTTCCTGTTTCGCTACCTCTAGCATCTTTTACTTCTGGTGGAACTATTGTAAAATTTTCTTTGCCTGATCTTTGTTTCATTATAAAGCCCATTAACTCTCCATAAACATCAGATCGTTTAGCGGTAATAATTCTTGCAGTAAAACCAAATCTTTGCCCATCAATTTGTCTTGATAATTTTTTTCCACTATCTGTTAATGAAAGAATTGTATTTTGTGATGATCTAATTCCCATAGTTGAGAATTTAGAGTTTGATATTGGAAACGCACCTGACATTATACTACTGCACCTCTACCTTGTTCATTTACAGCTTGATTTATTAATGATGATATAGCACCTCTTGATCTAAATAGTAAATCTTCAAATCCAGACGCATCTACTGTATTAATATTAAAATTAACATTTACTCCCTCACCCCCAACGCCTCTTGCAGATTGTGTAATTTGACCAGTTTGGTTTGGCATAAATAACTCTGGGCCACGTTCACCAACTAATACAGGTTGTCCTTTTGCAACAGCACCACCTTTTTCAAATCCTTTAATTTTATTTACAAGTTTCATTCCAGCACCAATGGCAGCACCTGCCGCAACGATATTAAATGGAAAAGGTATTGAGCCAAAAGTTTTTAATGCGCCTTTGTAAACAGAAATTAATCCTTCTCGTATAGCTGATATTTTAAACATTTCTGTTCCTTTTTTTATAGCACCTGTAACAACTGAACCAACTAATGCTTCTACTATTGATCTTATAATTGAATCTTTTAATGTTTTAAAACTTAATTTTCCTGTCATTACAAAATCTGTTAAACTGCTTTTTAAAGATTGCATTGATTTAGTACCAGCTTCTTTAAACCTATCAAACACTGTAACATCAAGTTCAGATTTTAAACCATCTTTAAATCCAGCGAAAGGACTTTTAGCTTCTTGAGGTTTTACTAATTTTGCTAGTTTTTGTTGTTCATCAAAAATATTTCTTGAACTACCTATAAGTCTATCTGCTCTTTTTTTCTCAGCATCTTGAACAGCTTTAACTAATTTATGATGCGATTCAAATATATTAAAAGTTTTTCTAGTTTGTTCAGTTATTTTTTCTTCATCTTTTAAAATACCAAGTTGTAAATGTCTTTTTCTCATGTGAGAAGTATTTTGATGATGCAATAAACCAGATTCAGTTTCTAATTGTTCAAGTTGTGATTTTTTAAATGCTAGTTGATCTTTTATAACTGATTTTGAAGCTCTTCCTGTGCTTAATAATCTTGCTTCAAGTTCTGCTATATCTTCATTTAATTCTTTAAATGTTGGTAAATCTGTATCTAGTTCTTTTTTAAATTCTTTAAATTTAGTTATTAAGAAACCCATTGCAGAAGCAAAAACAGTAATACTTGCAAATATAATATTTCTTTTAGTTGCCGCATTAAATCCGTTCATAGCGACTGTCATGCCAGCAATAGCAGTAGCAACTCCATGAAAGAATGTTGCAACTTTTAAAGCTATTAAAGAACTTAATACTGCAACAACACCATTAATATTTTCTTTTAAAAATACAATAGTATCTGCTAAACCTTTAAATGATATTGCTAAACCTTTTCCTATTTTTTTTGCAAGTTCGTCTATTTGTTTTCCATTATCTTCTAAAAATTTATCAAGGTCGCCAAATTGTCTTTTTAATTCATCAAAAAAACCAGCTTCAAGTAAAACTTTTTTAAAGTTAAATATTTTATCGCCTATCATTGAGAGAGTACCCTCAAATGTATTTGCTAATTCATCTGTTGCTTTTCCAAATCTACCATCTCTGCCAAATACTCTTTCAAATGCTTGAACTGTTTCTTCAATAGAAACTGCTGCCCCAGCTTTAAAGCCAAGCATATTTCTAACACCTTTTTCTCTAAATAAATCTGCCGCACCTATACCAGCAGAAAATGATCTTTGTATTTGTTCTGCCGCAGTTCTAAAATCTAATCCTGTTGTTGCCGCAACATTACCTGTTATTTCTAACATATTTTGTAAGTCATCAGCATTATCCGTTACTGAAGCTAATATTCCAGAACCAGCTTGTATTTCTTCTAATGAAAAAGGAACTTTAGAAGCAAATTTAGTCATGTTCTCAAAGGCTTTAGCGCCCTCGTTTGCATCTTTAAGTAAGAATTTTAATCTTACTCTTAAACTTTCTAAATTTTTTCCTGTGTTAACTAAATTTCTAGTAACTAATCCAGCACCTAAACCAACAAATGCACTTTGAACACTAAATATAGAACTTTTTAATCTACCTAACGCACCTTTAATACCACCAAAGGCTTGTTTGGTACGATCTCGTGCTACTATGTCTATATTAAGTTTTTGAGTGGCCATTAAGTTTTAAACCTTTTCGCTTCTGCTAATTTCTTATCAGTATTATACTGATCTTGCTCTTTTTTCAAGTAAGCTAACCAAAGATTATAATGGCTCATAGGCATATCAAGGACTTCTTGTATTGTGATTTTTAACCTATCTGCAACTACTATTAGCGACCTAATATCTGGGTCGCTGTCTACTTTTTTTCTGCTTCCTCGTAAGTAGTATCTAAAAGAATTTTATTGGCAACATTAGCAATAATATTTGAATCTGCTTTTTTTCTTAAAGCAAATTTATCTTCTGGTTTAAAAGCCTTTTGCAAATCACCTTTTTCATCTTTAACCATTAGTTTCATTATTAATAAATCAACTAATACAGTTAAGTCTTGAAAGTTGTTTGATTTCTTAAAGATAATATTTTTTTCTTCAAGGGTAAGTGGTTCAGAATAAAACACAGAAGCATTTCCATGTTCATCTTTCCATTCTTCTACTTCAATAGTAATTGTACTTAAAGTTTCAAAGTGAGATTTAACTCTATCTATAACTGACATATATTATTATACAGTAGATTTAGTTAAGGCTCCTGTTCCTTGAAAAGTAACTGATCTTGAAACAACTGCGTCCATAGCATTATTAATAGACATACCTGTAACAATACCTGTTCCTGTAAAACTTTGATCACCTGATGTATTACCTTCTGGCAATAATACAAATGATATAGAGCTTCCAGCTGTTAGTGTTTCTTGTTGTGCATCAGTTTCGTCATAGTGCATTTCTAATGTACCAGAAAATGAAGTTCTTCCAGCTAAGAATGTTTTTGCCGCATCTCCTAATTCTGTATCTTCTACGACATCTCCTGTTGTTTCGATTGTAAATGAAGTAAGTTCACCAATAGCTGTTCCACCAGCAGTGACTACTCCTTCTTTTCCGTGATGTGTTGCCATTTGCTTTTATCCTTTTTCTGTTTAGGTTTATTTTCTTCTTCTTGTTTCCAACCAAGTTTTAAAAAATTATCAAGTTGAGTTTCGTTAATAATAACTTCATGTCCGTTCTTAAATAATTTTATATCCTTAGCCATAACGCTTTTTACTACTTATCTTCTTCTTCGTCAATATCATCTTCGTATTGATCTACATCATCATCAAAATCATCTTCCATACCATCGTCATATTCTCTGTGTTTTTCTACAAGTTCTCTTGATTGTTGACATATCATTGAAATTTTATCTGCTAATTCTTCTAACTTTTCTATTTTAATTTCTAATTTATCTAGTGATTTATCTGCCATGTTTTCTCCTATGGTGTTGCTGATTGATGTTCATACATTACTCTTACAGTCATTAAAATTGCACCATAAGGAAATAATGTACCAGCATCAGTTTCAATAGATATAACTTCTGTATCTAATGCGTTTCCAGAACGAGTAATATCACTTTCTAAAGCTGTTTCAATAGCACTTGCTAAATTATTTCTAGCAGTATCTATATTGTCTTCGTTAGTTTTTACATATCCTGTAATACCAAATTCTAAAATATTTATTCTTGTTTTTGCACTACTACCTAATTCTGAGTCTTCTTTGGTTTCTTCAATCGTTTGAACTAATACAGCTGGATATTGTTGTTGTGAAAGTTCATCTAACGGAAAAGGTTGTCTAGAAACTTTTTTTACATCTGGGCTAGATATTGCGTCAATTACTGTAACTATATTTGATGCTATATTTTCTCTTACACTCATAGTCCTAATCTTCTAATTTCTTTTTTTACATAATTTGCAAACTGTCGTTGTATAACATTTTCTAATTTTTTATCATAGCCAAAAAATCTTCTTACAGGTAAATTACCAGCGCCTGTTTGATGCCAATATGCCTTCATGGCTTCTCTACCACTTCTAAAATATAATTGAACTTTATTACTACTAACTACTCTTGAGTCAATAGATTGTAACATTCTATTTGTGTCTTGTAAGTCTACTCTAGATTTACCTTTAGCACTTGCATATTCTGGTGAATAGGCTTGAAAGTTATTTCTATTAACATCTATTCCCCTATCTGTTTTATATAAAATTGCTTCTTTTAATTGAACACCAGCTTGTTCTAATCCCTTTTGTAATAAACGAGGAAATTTACTTGCAAATTTTATATATCTAGCTTGAACATTTTTAACATTAGTTTTGATTTTTAAATCTAATGCCATTATCTAGTTAATCTTCTAAATCCGTGTAGTGGTTCTCTTTCGTTGGCAACAATAGTTCCAGATGCGTCAACATCATATTCAACACCATCTTCAAGTATTGATTTCCATTCTTTGTTATATTCTGACATATAATATTCTGCCATTCTTTCAAATCTATCTTTATCTGCTTCTGGTCTAAACTTTGATAATGCTGGTGCTAAAAATCTTCCGATAAATAAATAAACACCTGCTCTTTCAAATTGATCTAGATTAACTTTTGTATTTACCATTTCAGCAGTATTTAAAACTGTAATATCTGTAAATATATTTTGTTTATATACAGGCCACCATTCTATTCTTAACTGTCTTAAAATATCATTTGTAGTTTGTGCAAAGAAATTAACTGCTTCTGTATCAGTTGAAGCAATACCAAAACCAAACGCGTCTGGTTGATATTTAGTTACATCACTTGCTGTTATTACATCTGCACCTGTATAATTAGCCATAAATTACTTCCAAACTAAATAAGCAATAATTAATAATAATGGTATTGAATACATTGGGTTATTATATGCTTTTCTCCACACCCATTTTGACCATTTTCTAGCTTTCATCAGTATTAATTGGTTCATCTTTTTTCTTCCTTGTTTTTCTTCTTTTAGGTTTTAATTGAACAACCTTTTCATCTTTTACTACATCTTGAACTGGTTTAAAACCTCTAAATTCCCAAACTTTTTTATTTGCTGTGTAATTAACTAATGGTCTTTCAATGATTTTATTGCCTTTTTGTAATTTTATTAAAATTTCATTTTGTGCTTTTAATTTTATCATTTTACTCCTTTAAACCTGTGGGGATTTCTCCCCACAAGTAAATCAATTATTATTGAATTGATGAGTCAAAGTGCATTTCAACACCATAAGAGTCATGTATTTCACCAACTCCGTATACTGCTGTTGCAACAATTTCATCTGCTCTTAGAGAAGCATCTCTTTGAGTTTCAATTTTTAGCCCTTGCATTTCTGCTAAAGCTAAAGCATCTCTATGCATTGCCGCACCTTTGTAATCACCAGCTGTTCCTGT